CGCCCTTTGGCTGATGCCGTGACAGCATGGTTCCCGGAAAACAAACAATCTGATGTATCACAGATATGGCATGCTTTTGAACACGAAGAGCACGCCAACACCTTTTCCGCGTTCCTTGACCGCCTTTCCGATACCGTCTCTGCACGCAATACCTCCGGATTCCGTGAACAGGTCGCTGCATGGCTGGAAAAACTCAGTGCCTCTGCGGAGCTTCGACAGCAGTCTTTCGCTGTTGCTGCTGATGCCACTGAGAGCTGTGAGGACCGTGTCGCGCTCACATGGAACAATCTCCGGAAAACCCTCCTGGTCCATCAGGCATCAGAAGGCCTTTTCGATAATGATACCGGCGCTCTGCTCTCCCTGGGCAGGGAAATGTTCCGCCTCGAAATTCTGGAGGACATTGCCCGGGATAAAGTCAGAACTCTCCATTTTGTGGACGAGATAGAAGTCTACCTGGCCTTCCAGACCATGCTCGCAGAGAAACTTCAGCTCTCCACTGCCGTGAAGGAAATGCGTTTCTATGGCGTGTCGGGAGTGACAGCAAATGACCTCCGCACTGCCGAAGCCATGGTCAGAAGCCGTGAAGAGAATGAATTTACGGACTGGTTCTCCCTCTGGGGACCATGGCATGCTGTACTGAAGCGTACGGAAGCTGACCGCTGGGCGCTGGCAGAAGAGCAGAAATATGAGATGCTGGAGAATGAGTACCCTCAGAGGGTGGCTGACCGGCTGAAAGCATCAGGTCTGAGCGGTGATGCGGATGCGGAGAGGGAAGCCGGTGCACAGGTGATGCGTGAGACTGAACAGCAGATTTACCGTCAGCTGACTGACGAGGTACTGGCCCTGCGATTGCCTGAAAACGGCTCACAACTGCACCATTCATAATCACATCGCATAAACCACAGACCGGACTGACTCCGGAAAAACAGAGGCCCGCCCCCGGGCCTCCCCGGATTCATCCGTTTCCCTGTTCAGCCTGACAGCACGCCCCCGCGGCCGGATGACAGACTCTGCTTCGGTAAGCAAAGCGGTCTTCTGTGATTCCGCCAGTTGCGGCTTATTCATTACTCAACGTCATACGCCCGAATTGAAGCCAAATCATCCAGACCGCTCAGCTCCTCTTTCATTTCACGCTGACGGCGATAAATCTCATCGTTGCGATCGACCTGCGCCTGCACCATTGCTGCCGCCAGTTCTTCCAGTTCCGGCATCGACAGTTTCACCTGCTGATTATCGGCATCGCTCCACGCCATATGTGTTTGTGCTGTGACAGATTTTGCCAGCATGACTACCGGGGACAGGCGGCCCAGTGAGTCGGGACCAGCATTCCAGATACGACCGTTCCATTCAAACGTGAACGGCTTCGCCTCCTGTTCTGCGCGCCATGCTTCAATTTCCTGACGTCTGGCCTCTCTGGCCGCTTCCAGCATTTCTGGTGTCACAGTGAATGGGGCTATCTCACCCCATTTGCCGCTTTGCAGTTCCTGCCAGATTTGCAGACCCGTCGGAGCGACATCATCAGCGGTGGCTGTGTAGGGGACTGCCTGGTCCCTGTCGTCAAAAAAACGTCACAGTCTACTGCGCCACTTTCGGTATAACGGGGATTAATGATTTTTTTAATTTCCACGGTGCATTCCTCACGATGTGCGAATAAAAAGCCCGGGCATTGCGCCAGAGACATGTGCATCCGGCACCCCGGACAGGGCGCAATATGACCCCGGTAATGAATGCTCTGAACATCCCGTAATGAAAAATTGTGGGGATGCTATATACGTTCCGGTGGGAGTACTGGGCACTGAAATCCCCACCAGTCCCAGTCGTGAGCCTCTGTATGACTGCCCCCTGACAAGTCTGATGACTTTATCACCGTCAGCTTCTCCCTGGTACGCAGCAATAATCAGCCCGCCAATGTCAGGGTCTCCCCATCTGTTGCGGACAGAGCTCGCCACGATTCTGTAAATAATATCTTCTGTGGTTATATTTATTTTCACCCAGCCAGTCAGTCTGGATATGGGCCAGTAGCAGTAGCGGGTGTGATAAATGGGGCCGTTAATGCCGTAAAAAGTAAGGGATTTGGCTCTGTACCGCGGTTCTGTTGTCTCAGGGCGTGAATCAGTCCACCGGATGCTGAGCACCCCTTCAAACCGTGTGTCGGGTATGATGATGTCGTAGGGGCCAGCAACGGAATATTCACCTGGCAGCGCATTCCTTACCCAGGCCAGGAAATCACTCTTAGTGTCAAAACGGATAACATCTTCAGGCAGAAAAGCACACCCAAAGCCGAATGCGCCGGGTATCGCCAGACGGCCTTTTGTCCGGTCGTAAATGTCGCTCTGTGCTTCCATCGTGGCCGCACTTTTCAGCCCCAGATTATCCCGGGACTTCTGTTGTGCCTTTTCGCCTGCTGCTGCGATTTCTGACAGATGGTTAGCCGTTTTCAGAGTGCCGGTCAGCGCAGCATCAATGTCATTTTTGGCCTGTTCTGCTGCGCGGGCATAACCTGCGGCATCCTGTGCGCTCTGTCCGGCTGCGGCTGCATTTGCTCCTGTGCTTGTCACATCTTCCGCAGTGGCCTTTCTGTCCTCAGCTGTGACGGTTGCATCCTGTCGGGCTTTCTCCGCAAAACGTTGTGCATCATCACGGGCCGTTGCGGCTGCCGCCACATCCTGCGCCGTCTGCTGTGCGTTTCCGGCTGCAGCCCCGGCACTCTGCTGCGCCTGCGCCACCATTTCCTCAAAGCGCTTCATCACCTCCGGACGTCAATCACCATCCTTTGGTGCATTCAGAAACGCGTTCAGTGTCCCCGATGCATCAGTCGGTGCCACATCAATATCCCCGACACGGGTTGGCTGCCAGCCGTTACAGTGAAGCGCAACCTCGTAATACCCCGGCTCAGCCTCAATCACATAAGCACCGTTATTGTCCATCACGCAAGTGGCAACAACGTGTGCCACAACGGTCGGACTGGTTCTTCTGGCCCGCAATTCAATCGCACAATTTACGACAGGTTTACCCGCCCCATCTTTCAGTACACCTGAAATCTTTACTGCCATATTCACCCCACAAAAAGCCCGCCTGAACCAGCGGGCTGTCATTAACACTGTGTTACCTGGCTAATCAGAACTTATAACCGACACCCACGATGAAACCGTCAGTGCGCCAGTCGCCACTGCCGGAACCTTCATAAGCAAGGTCAATGGCCACGGATTCGGTCGGGTTAAACTGCACGCCAGCCCCCCACGCCAGAGACGTGTTGCTGTGGCGGTTGTCATCACTCCCGGTCAGCACATCGTGCGTTTTCCCCTTGTTGTCGGTTACGCGGAGATAATCCCCGGAGAAGGTCGACACACGGCTGTAAGCCACGCCCGCCATCGCATACGCGCTGAACCATTCATTCACGCGCACAGACGGCCCCGCCATCACGCTGAACCAGCGGTTACGCACGGAATCCTCATGCCAGCGGGTATCGCTGTAATGCGTTTTTTGCTCATCTTCAGCGTTGGCATAGCTGAATGACGTCACCAGCCCCAGCGTGTCCGTAAACTCATAACGGTATTTCACGTTAATGCCCTTCAGGTCATCGCTGCCTGGCATATCAGTATGGGGCTGAAGATACCCGGCGCTCAGCGTGGACTGATGTTCAGACGCCCATGCAGGCGCACCGGATACAGCCAGACAGATGGCTGCGGACAAAATGGCTGCACAAACTTTACGCATAATTACCTCTCGCTTTTCTGCAATAAAAAAGGCACCATTTCTGGTGCCCGTATCTGGGTTATAAAATTCAGCTAATCGTGATGCCTACAGTGGCTTTCTTCATCACAACAACCAGCAAATCGCTGATACTTGCTGTGGGATACCAGCCATTTACCAGCCATGCCGATACAGAAAACTCCAGCGTCATGTGACCGTGACCGGCAGGCATATCAATAACACCCGTATATATCAGCGTATTATCCAGGGTCGTTCGGTTATAAATTTCAGCACCGTTTTTCTTCACTATCAGGCGGCATGACGAATAAATATTGTTATTCTTCCGCTCATGTTTAGCACCGCGAAACGCCACCGCGGGAATAACAATTTGCCGATCAAACGGCTGATCGTCATAAACCCTGACGGTAATGGTCCCTGATGGCCACCTCTCCGGTGCCCGGGAGTCCCGTGGGAAAGGTTTGCCCACTGTTTTAACGAGATCGCCTTCAATCTGGTTCGCGGACAATTTTCCCAGAACCCGACAGTTCTTATTAATCGTGACGTTGTTGAGCGTCCCGGAGTTCGCGTTCACGTTACCGCTGATATCGGCATTTTTCGCCGTCAGCCGTCCGCCAGGTGTCAGGGAAAATGCCGGAGGATTACCGCCGCTGGTAATGGTCGGAGCCGTCAGGCGTTTCAGGAACACGTCGTTCATGAATATCTGATCGCCCTGACCAACAAACATCGGCTTTGTGTTGCCATTCGCAGGATTAATCATCGCAATCCTGTCTGCCGCCAGCAGCACCTGACTCTGCATTCCTGCTGGCGTATTCTCAATACCGGCACCGATATCCGCAATATAAAGGCGTCCGTCCTTCATCTGTTGCAGCTTCACAGCCCACATGCTGTTCAGGTTATTATTTGTATCAACCTGAACTTTCTGTATCTGCTGGATTGCAGCACTCTGATTTTCCAGTTTTTTATTGACGGTTTGCGTGATTTCATTGCTGACATTCGTAATGGACGTCCTGATTTCAGTCAGGTCCGGCGCAAGCTGACCGTTATCAATCTGCGTCCACAACTCCTTGCCGAGATGCGTTTTATTGATCAACCCTTTATAAAAACTCAGATAACCTTCCGCATCATCGCTCGCCCGACCGACGGCCTCCACAAATGCCGATTTGCCAACGGTGTTCACACTGCGAACGTAAAAATAATAATCATGGCCCGGCCTGATATTGATACTGGCGGCTATCCAGTACAGTGCCGTACCAAGATAACGCGCGCTGGTTTCAACCTGCCTGATATCCGCAATCCGTTTTTCCGAGAACCAGAACTCAAACTGTACCGTCGGGTCATAAACCGCAAGATGCGGCGTGGCGGTTATCTGAAAATAGCCCGGCGTCAGCTCAATCCGCGACGGCGCTGCCGGTGCGGCAATCCGGAACGATACCGACGCCGGATCGCCCTGCTGCCCCCACGCATTTACTGCCCGGACTGTCAGCCTGTAGTTCCCCAGAGCCAGTTGTGTGAAGCGGTAAGTGGTTTCCGTCGTCCGGGCCGTGCTGACCAGCCGCTCACGGCCGTCATCCGCTGCCACGGTCAGGCGAAGCAGGAAGCTCACGCCCTTCACCACCTTCGGCGTGTCCCAGCGGGCCAGCACCTGGTATTCCCCGCTGTCTGCGGTGACTTCTGCGGTCAGGTGCTGCACCGCTGGCGGCGTGACACCATTTACCGTGCCGCTCTGGTCGCCGTCAAAGTGCGCCCCGTTATCCACGATGGCCTCTTTTTCCGGTACATGCTGCACGGCGGTGATGGCATACGTGCCGTCGTCGTTCTCACGGATACTCACGCAGCGGAACAGGCGCTGGCGCAACGTCGGCAGCTTCAGCCCCCATACGCTGTATTCAGCAACTCCGTCAGGAACACGGCTCACTTTCATCTTCACGCCGTCGGTGACGGACTGAACCTCCACGCTGACCGGACTCCCCTGCCCGTCAACCAGGCTTATCAGCGTGGTGCCGGAAGATGGCAGCGTGATTTCACGGTCGAGCGTCAGCGTCCGGGTCTGGCTGTTTACCGCCAGCACGCGCCCGCCGGTGCGGATACCGGCATAATCATCATCGCAGATTTCAATGACATCGCCCGGTACATGGCGAAGCCCTTCGGCACCCACGCTGAAGTCCACGGTCTGCGTTTCCAGCAGTTCTGTTTTAATCAGCCACAGCCCGGCGCGGTGTGCCTGCCCCCGGCTGGTACAGCCAAAAGCATCCATCTTCGTGACGTTACGACCGTAACGGGCAATGGCCTGCGTGTCCTCCACAAGCTCTGTCGCCGTCTCCCAGCCGTTATTCGGGTCAATCCAGTTCACCTCAACGGCATTATGGCGGTCCTTCAGGGCGCTGAAGCTGTAGCGGAACGGCGCACCATCATCCGGCATCACCACATTACTGCGGTTATAGGTCCACACCTTATCCGACGGTCGGTCCTGCACGAACGTCAGCGTCTGCCCGTTCCATACCGGCATACAGCGCATCGCAGAGCAGACATCACTGAGCACATCCCACGCCTTGCGCTGTGTGGTCAGGTACGCATTACAGGTGATGCGCGGCTCCGTGCCGCCAAAACCGTCCGGCACCGACTGATCGCAATGCTGGCCGATGACATACAGCGCCCATTTATCCACATCTGCCGCACCAAGACGTTTCCCCATGCCGTAGCGCGGATGGGTCAGCATATCCCACAGACACCAGGCCATGTTGTTGCTGTATGCTGGCTTAAACGTTCCGTCCCAGATACCGCTGTATTGCCGCGTCTGCGGGTTATAGTTCGACGGCACCTGCAGAATGCGCCCGCGCAGATGATAATTACGGCTCACCTGCTGGCTGCCGAACTGCTCCGAATCCACCTGCACGCCGACCAGTGCCGTGTTCGGGTAGCACTGTTTCACATCGATGATTTCGGTGTATGACGACCAGAGCGTTTTGTTCTGCAGCTGGTCTGTGGTGCTGTCCGGCGTCATCCTGCGCATCCGGATATTGAACGGGCGCGGCGGCAGGTTACCCACCACCACCGAGGCCAGATACTGCGAGGTGGTTTTGCCCTTAATGGTGATGTCTTTTTCCGTCACCCAGCCACCGTTACGTTGTATCTGAACCAGCAGGCGGACTTCCGATGGATTCCTGTCCCCCTTTGAGGTGGTTTCCACCAGTGCCTGCACGCCGAAAGTAAAACGCAGACGGTCAATGTTTGCCGACGTGATGGTCCGGGTGATCGGCGTGTCATATTTCACTTCTGTACCGAGCACCGTCTCGGAGCCGGAGGATTCAAATCCCTCCGGCAGTGTCTGCTCCTGCTCACCGGCCCGGAACACCACCGTGACGCCGGATATATTGGTATTCCCCTCACTGTCCAGCACCGGCGTACTGTTCAGCAGCACGCTTTTTAATCCATCCACCGGACCTTCAACCGGCCCTTCGCTGATGGCATCGATCACACTCAGCAGCTGCGTGGACTTCAGGTTGTCCTTCGCTTCGCGCGGGGTATGCCCCTTACTGCTGCCTTTACCCATTCGTCACGCTCCATAAACGACAAAACCGCCCGCAGGCGGTTTCACATGAAACATTTTGCATCAGCGACCAATCACCACAACCTGACCACCATCCCCTTCGTCTGCCGTGCTGATCTCCTGAGATACCACGCGCGACCCCACGCGCATTTCACCGTACAGAACAGGCAAACATTGCCCTGGGCAACCATGTTATCCAGTGAGGAGAAACAGGTGTTCTGTTTGCCGTTATCCGTTGTCTGTGTACGGGGAGTTCTGGCTTTCGGTGCCAGCATCTGTGCAACACCGCCAAGCGTCATACTGGCACCGAGAGAAAACAGCAGATTACTCGCCATAATTCCTACCCCCGGCATCCATATAGCAACCGCCATAACAGCTGCCCCCAGCACCGCCTGAAACACACCGCCACTTTTAGCTCCCACCAGACGCGGTACTATGTGGATCACTGCACCATTTGCCAGCGGCTCATTAAGACGGGCAGACAATTCGGTTTCACCTGCATCACGCCCGGCAATGCGCACCTGATACCAGCCGTCACTCAGTTTCTGACGAAACGCCGGGAGCTGTGTGGCCAGTGCGCGGATGGCTTCAGCCCCCGTTTTCACACGAAGGTCGATGCGGCGGCCAAATCGTTGCAAATCCCCGTAAAGGCAGATGCGTGCCATTCCCGGTGACGCCAGAGGCCATTCCCGGTGACGCCAGAGGGAGTGTGTGCGTCGCTGCCATTTGTCGGTATACCTCTCTCGTTTACTCAGTTGTTCAGGAATATGGTGCAGCAGCTCACCGTCGCCGCAGTAAATGGCGGCATGATTCGGCACCGATGAACCAAAACAGCACAGCAGCACATCGCCCGGTTGTGCTGATGACAACGGCACCTGATACAGCCCTGTGGCCTCCAGATTATCCAGATAGAGATTCTGACCGTGACGCCACCAGTCATCCCCGCGATGAAAATCCGGCATCTCAATCCCCGCCAGATGATAAGCATCCCGGAACAGCGTGTAACAGTCCGTCACCCCGTGCTCAAAGCGCCGCCCGGTGAGATGCGGCACACAGCGGAACTTGTGAATCGCCCCCCGGCAGACCAGCCACCACGGCAAATCACTCTGCACCTGCAGCCGCCGGTCAGCCTCACTCAGCCAGGGCAGACCACCGGGATGACTGTGGACCAGTGCCACAATCTCACCCTGCATTTGTGCCCGCAGCCAGTCCTCCGGAGCCATCCGGAACCGTTCCTCCGGCTCACCGGAGATATTCTCGCTGGGAAGATACCTGTCTCCCTCCGGCGTTCTCACCACGAAGCCACACGACTCCGCTGGCGCACATCGCCGGGCGTGCGCCAGAATCGCTGATTCTGTCTGTGTCATGGATTTACTGAGAAAGTTTATTGATGGAAAGGAAACCGCCGAAATTACCGGTATTGTTGCGCAACTCACACCCGCGCATACACTTGCTGCATTTGTCCTTCCGGATATCCGTCGTTGGTTTGTCGAACTCGTCAGCCACTGCCCTGCCCGTGTAACCACACTCATCAGAACGGTAGGTCCACATACAGGTATTCGCCAGGGAGCCTGAAGCGACAACTGAATGAAAACAAACGCTACTGGCAGGAACTGGAAGTGGCGCAGGGCGACTGGAAAAACGGTGCCATGCGGGCGTTTCAGAATTTTACGGCGGATGCGGATAATGCGGCGAGAACGGCAGAACAGATGTTTACAGTGGCATTCAGCAGTGCCGGTAATGCACTGGCGACATTCTGTACCACCGGTAAGCTGAATTTTAAATCCTTCACCTCTTCCCTGTTGTCAGATATGGCCAGAATTATGGCACAGATGGCCGGTAATGCTGCCAACTTACTGATTTAGTGTATGATGGTGATTTTAAGGTGCTTGCGTGGCTTCCATTTCCATCAGATGTCCTTCCTGCTCCGCTACTGAAGGCGTGGTGCGTAACGGCAAAAGCACTGCCGGACATCAGCGCTATCTCTGCTCTCATTGCCGTAAAACATGGCAACTACAGTTCACTTACACCGCCTCTCAGCCCGGTACGCACCAGAAAATCATTGATATGGCCATGAATGGCGTCGGATGTCGCGCCAGTGCACGCATTATGGGCGTTGGCCTCAACACGGTTTTACGTCACTTAAAAAACTCAGGCCGCAGTCGGTAACCTCGCGCATACAACCGGGCAGTGATGTGATTGTCTGCGCTGAAATGGACGAACAGTGGGGCTACGTCGGTGCTAAATCACGTCAGCGCTGGCTGTTTTACGCGTATGACAGGATACGGAGGACGGTTGTGGCGCACGTCTTCGGTGAACGCACTCTGGCCACACTGGAGCGTCTTCTGAGCCTGCTGTCGGCCTTTGAGGTCGTGGTATGGATGACGGATGGCTGGCCGCTGTATGAATCACGCCTGAAGGGAAAGCTGCACGTTATCAGCAAGCGTTACACTCAGCGCATTGAGCGACATAATCTGAATCTGAGACAACATCTGGCAAGGCTGGGACGGAAGTCACTGTCGTTCTCAAAATCGGTGGAGCTGCATGACAAGGTCATCGGGCATTATCTGAACATAAAACACTATCAGTAAGTTGGAGTCATTACCCAGATGGCCATGATGCAGGCGGTAAAGGGCGTCGGTTCTTTATTCGGCTTCACGACTAATGCTGATGGCGGTGTTTACCAGTCTGCTGATTTGAGTCGCTACAGTGGCACGGTGGTTAACCGTCCGACGTTTTTTGCTTTTGCAAAAGGCGCGGGTGTGATGGGGGAAGCGGGACCTGAAGCCATTCTGCCACTGCGTCGCGGTGCTGATGGTAAGCTGGGGGTTGTGGCGGATACTGGTGGTTCAGGCATGGTGATGTTTGCCCCGCAGTACAACATCGGGATCAATAACGACGGCACGAACGGGCAGATAGGTCCGGCAGCACTGAAGGTGGTTTATGACCTCGGGAAAAAAGCGGCCGCGGACTTTATGCAACAGCAGGCCCGTGATGGTGACCGGTTAAGTGGAGCATACCGGTAATGGAGACGTTTCGCTGGAAGGTGCGCCCGGATATGAATGTGGTATCAGAGCCAAAAGTGGTGGCAGTGAAGCTGGGTGATGGTTATGAACAGCGTCGCCCGGCGGGACTGAATAATCTGCTGTCGACTTACAGCGTGACGATACGTGTTCGTAAAGGTGAACACCCACCTTTAAAAGCCTTTCTGGAACGGCACGGTGGCGTCCGCGCATTTCAGTGGACGCCACCTTATGACTGGAAACCGATCAGGGTGGTTTGTCGTAAATGGTCGGCAAGCGTGGGGGCGTTATGGGTGACTGTAACGGCCGATTTTGAACAGGTGGTGAACTGATGCAGGATATCCGGCAGGAAACACTGAATGAATGCACCCGTGCGGAGCAGTCGGCCAGCGTGGTGCTCTGGGAAATCGACCTGACAGAGGTCGGTGGAGAACGTTATTTTTCTGTAATGAGCAGAACGAAAAAGGTGAGCCGGTCACCTGGCAGGGGCGACAGTATCAGCCGTATCCCATTCAGGGGAGTGGTTTTGAACTGAATGGCAAAGGCACCAGTACGCGCCCCACGCTGACGGTTTCTAACCTGTACGGTATGGTCGCCGGGATGGCGGAAGATCTGCAGAGTCTGGTCGGCGGAACGGTGGTCCGGCGTAAGGTTTACGCCCGTTTTCTGGATGCGGTGAACTTCGTCAACGGAAACAGTGACGCCGATCCGGAGCAGGAGGTGATCAGCCGCTGGCGCATCGAGCAGTGCAGCGAACTGAGCGCGGTCAGTGCCTCTTTTGTGCTGGCCACACCAACGGAGACGGATGGCGCGGTTTTCCCGGGGCGTATCACCCCTTCAGCACCTCCTCAGCCCTCCGGTAGTCCTCCGTCCCGTAAGTGCCTTTCTGGCGACTGTCATTCTCAAGCTGTTGCAACTGTTGCCGGTATTCCTGCCGGATGCGCAACTGTGCCTGGTAGCGCTGCCGCTGCTTATCCCCCATACCTGCAGTGGCAATATCCAGATTGTGCTGCTCACGCAGTGCACGTTCTTTGTCTGCCAGCTGGCTGGTCAGCTGAACCGTTTTTTTCTCAGGTCGTTAAGCGCTGTCTGTTTCTGCAGCTCCTGCTGTTTCACATCCAGCAGCGTCAGCGCCTGAATCAGCTCATTCTTACGGGCCAGCACACTCTTTTCATCTGCCGTCAGCTTTTTCCCGTCCAGGTCGCTGATGCGCTGCTGCAGGGCCAGAAGCTGTTTATGCGCTTCAGTCATCCTTTCAGTGGCAATGCCTGCTGACTGTCTGGCAGCAGCAATCTGCCCTTCCACCTGTGCCTGCTGCTGACTGTACTGCAGCAATAACCGGGTGGCCTCATCATTACGGGTTGCCCGTGTATTTTTCTTAATGGCTTTTTCGTAACGTTCATTTTCACGCTGTATCGCCGCATCCCTGACAGCCTAGTCGGCGTACTGCATGGCATTAATACGCGCAATTTCCCGCTGATGTCGTGCAGCTTCCGTTTCATTCATCCGGTTCAGCGCGGCATTTTCAGCATTCCGGCGTTTCTGTTGCTCCTGGTAATTCCGTTCTGCCTGCGCTTTTGCATCCTGCAAATCCTTCCGGCGTTTTTTCTCCTGAAGATCGTTAAGACGCTGCTGATCGTACTCCACCTGTGTGGAGGCGTTTGTCCACGGATATTTTTTCGCGCGCTGAATTTTTTCCTGTAACGCATCAATCTGCGCATCCAGCGAGTCTTCACGACCAATATTCATGGCCGCATCCCAGAACTGCTTCCACCAGTCAGACAAGGTTTGCAGCGTACTACCCAGCGCATTGAGATTATTATCAATATCAGATGTGCGTTTACCGGTTTCCTCTGCCAGCGCAGACATGGCGATCCGGGCCGCATCACTGGACCGCCCCTGCTCCCCAAGGACGCGTATCTGCTCAAGCTGAGTGGCAGTCAAAAAATGCAGCGCATTGTCCAGCGCCTTCGCGGCATTTACAGGATCATCCTTCAGCCGCTTAAACTGATTTATGGTATCGCTGACCGACTGGCCAACCGATCGCTCCATCTGTGCGGCAGCTTTCGCCACCATACCAATATCGTTTCCATGAAATGCCCCACTGCCCACCACCTGTGCCAGCGCACCGGCTGCCGCATGTTGCGTGATACCATTCCCGGATATGGCCCGGCTGAGTTTCCACAACTGCCCGACAGTGACACCGGCATAATGTCCCGTCAGCGCCAGCTGACGGTTAAATTCCTCGCCCTCCTTCCGGCCGTCATGCCAGGCTTTACCCAGACCCAGGACCGCCGCGACAAGTCCGCCAATAACGCCGCCAGTCATCATGCCTTTCGGCGACATCAGTGCGCCTGTCCATCCGGCACGGTTAGCCAGCGTTATCCCGGATCCCCTCAGCGCACCAAAATTGCCGCGCGCCATCTGACTGATTAACCCCCCCAGCTCCCGCCGGGCTGCCGCACTTTTCAGCCCCAGCGAATGTGTGGCTTTTCCTGCCCGCTCCATTTTGCGGATATACACTTCTGCAGCACTGCTTACCCCCAGCTGAGCCGCCCTGGCGCGAAGCAACTCAGAAGACGACAGATTCTGGCGGGTTGCCTGCTCTTTAAGCTGGCGGATAAACGCCGCTTTCTGCCGGGTGGCCTGTTCCTCTGCCTGCGTCAGGGCACGGGTTTTCGCCGTGATCTCCGAAATCAACGCCAGATAATCCTGCTGACCAACCCCGCCACTGTTTCTGGCCTGTCGGATCTGCTGCTGAATACGCTGTAATTCCTGAAGCCCCGCACCGGCCTGTTTCACACTGTCAATCTGGCGATAAAAGGCGGCAGCCGCTTTATCCTGCGCCTCCGCCAGTGCCCTGGCCTGCGCCTGTTCCTCGCGCATTTTCTGATTCAGGGCATCCACGCGCAGACGGGTTTGTTCCACCTCACGGGCCATGCGTTCATGAGCCCGTGCATTCTTCTCCACCGTCTGCGCATGGGCTGATGCTGCTGTTACAGCCGAAGAAGCCGCCTGCATTGTCTGCCGGGCCGCCTGAGTCTGACGCTCCATAAAACGCTGCATACGGGCAGAAGACCGTTCTGCATCACCGGCTGCACCATTCAGAAGGTTTTTGATACGGGGAATTTCATTTTTAAACTCTGCCGCATCAATCCCCAAATCAATGACCAGGTTGGCTATCTGGTCCATAACGCACACCTCCGGAAATACCTTCCCCAAGATGCATCAGTTCTTCGTCCGTTCGCTCCGGTATCCAGTTCTCTTCCGGTAAAAGGCTGAAATCAGCCACCGCAGCATCACTGCTGCCGGACACCATTCTCACGATCAATGCCTTCAGCGAGGCAAACTGCGCATCCATCCACACATCACTGAAGCTCTGCATCCGGAAATAATCGCCCCACTCACCAAGCTCAGTGGCCGACATTTCCGACAGCATCCGCCGCCAGTCTGCCCGCCGGAACTCCCGGGCAAGCCGCATGACAAACTGCATTTCCCGCGTCAGGACTTTTCCGGCGTCAGCGCCTCATGATCATCATCCCCGGCATTCTCAATGGTCCCCATACCGCTCAGCGACAGAACCCTCTCCGCCCCCGCGCCCAGCGCATCATACGACCATGTTGTCATAATGGATGCGCAAAGCGTCTCAACATCCTGAGACTGCTCAGCATTCCACAGTGAGCGGGAAACCAGCCAGGCATTGATATCCATTCCCATACGCAGAAAAGCAATCTGTCGTTCAGCCTCCGGCAGTTCTCCCTCCTGTGCATCAAACTTTGCCGTTCGCTGCTGAACAAACGTCAGATATTCAATTCTCTGCAGCCCGGACAGCTCACTGAGCACCACGGACTGTTTTTCATAATTAAACGTATCCTGTTTCAGAAACATCATGTTCTCCGGATGCAAAAAGCCCCGGATAACCGGGACAATGATGAGTATCGTCCTGTTATGGTGCGCTGACGGTCACCGCAGCCACTGCCACAAACTCTCCGTCAGAGGTCATGCCCACGATGCTGACACTGCCCTGCTTCACGCCTTTCACCGTGGCCACAAGCCCGCTCAGGGTCACCGAAGCAGTCTGAGGATCTGACGAATACACACTGATCGCTTTGTCACTGGCCCCGTCAGGTTTTACTGTAAAGGTCAGTGTGGTGGTTGCTCCCGCTTTGACACTGACAGATGCCGGTGCCACCGTCAGTCCGGTAACACCCACGGTTTCAGCGTCCTCCTCTGCCAGATACGGACGCCCCACACCGCTGATTTTTACAGTACGGGTCATCACCTCTTTTGAGGTAATGGTTTTACCCAGTGAACTCAGCCAGCCACGGAAAACATCAACCGTACCGTTGGGGTATTTGATACGAAACGCGCAGACTTCACCGGAATCGAACAACTGAACCAGTTTTTTCTGCCCGCTGTCACCCGGACGCCAGGCCAGCGTCGCCAAAGTATCACCGACGGATTTCTGCCCCTGGGTTGTCGTTTTCCAGTCTGCATCTTCATCATCGAGATAAGTGTCATCTTCTGCATCAGCGGTCATTTCGCCAGGTTGCAGATCCTTCACCATCGCAAGACGCAGCCAGTCAGTGTCCGACAAAGGGTTCGCAAACGCATCGCCCTAGCCGGTGTACATCCAGAACGTCGTTCCCGCACCTTTCGTCTTTGCCAATGGATTTGGTGTGGTCATTGCCACCTCCTTAATTCGTGTACGTGATCTGGTACGTGATTTCCGCCATCGCCCAGGTGGCCATCTCATTATCACGTTGATAGTTAAAACCGAGTGGGTTCATGGTGTCGATGAGTCCGGAAAGTGCCGGTACATCATTCAGGGCCGGGAAAATGGTGCTCTCCATCCACATATCCAGCTCTGAATCCGGTGCCTGTGCCCGGATGAAGACAGCAATATGCAGAACAGCCTGCCAGTCATCTTCATCCGTCATTTTTCCGGTGTACTGAGCATCACTCAGCCACACCGCCACGGCAGGCAGTTCCTGCGCATCAACAAATGCCGGAAGCCCGTCAAAAAACGTGGCGCTGTCTCCACACTGTTCCCGAAGGCGTGCCAGTACGACCTGGCGGATCTGTGTATGTCGGTTCATCGGGTCAGCCATAACCTCAGTTGTTGTTTCAGTGCATACCCCAGCTGTTTCGGCATTTCCGCAGCAATGATGCGGTCGCGGGCATCTTCAAACGCCTGTGTCAGCGCTCCGGACAGCGGGATTTTCACCACATCAATGGGGTAACGATTTTTGCCGTCAATACGCCGCATCACATGCCAGCGACCATTCGCCAGTTGCTGAATAAACGCATCCCGGAAAAGGTATTTCCCCACTTTCAGAACGCTGCCACGATGACGTGAGTTGCTGCCATGCCGGGAGCGGGCCAGTCTGACCTGTGCGGTACCCAGCTTAATGGCGGGCAGGTTACCCCGGTTAACACGCATGCGGGCATACATTTTTCCTGAGGGGCTGGCTTTAAGCAGCCTGACACGCTCCCTGACCGTTTTCAGGGGAATACCTTTCACCTGGTTATCCCCGGCAACGGTATTCTGCGCAACCTGCCGTGTGGCGACAGAAATAATCTTTGCCGCCACACGGTTTACCGCCCATGCGCTGGCCTGTGGCACCATGCGGGTATCGAGGCTGTTCAGATTACGGATGGCATTCTCAAGCCCCTTCATCCCACACCTCTTTACTCAATAAAGATCATTGGTTTACCGTTAAAACGTTCATGCCGTGTGACCGTCCATTGTTGTCCGTCATAAACAACGCGGTCCCCGCGCCGTGGGCGGTATCCCGAAGAAAACACCACCAGAGAGACCGCCGGTCCGGACAGAGCGTTCAGCTCTGCCAGAGTTTCTCCCGGGAGCACAGGCATATAAACATCATTAATCGAGGCCATCTTTCCCATCTTTCTGACCGTGATCGCATCCATACGCGCTGCCAGCCGGGAAAAGGGATCAGACATTGAGTTTTACCGGCACTTCTTCTGCACCAGCTCCGGCATCTGCCCAGACAACCCCGACCAGCAGATCAGAGCCGCTGTTAGTCAGCTGAACTTTTCCGGACTTCAGAAAAACCTTCTTACCCGTTTTCATGTCATCCGTTTTCAGCTTAGGCAGCATAAACACACCTTCGGTCAGGCCGTCGCCTGTTTCACCCTGTGGAATATCGGTCAGCGCCACCGCAAAAACATCACCCACCTGCACCAGATCTCCGCTGCTGATGGCTGCACTGGCAACAATCGCCACCGTTTTTCCTTCTTCTACAAAATTCTTTGCCATAACTGTCTCCGCACAGCCCCGTTCAGGGGCTGATTTCAGGTACAAAAAAAGCCCTTACGGGCCATCAGAGTTGTTGTCTGCGACGTTTACGCCGTACATTTCACCAGGCCGCGGTGATCAACTGGCGCAACACCGGCGTCAATACGCACTTTCGTTGTCACGCCATCCACACTGAAGCCCTCCATCTGATCAATATATGGCGTATCCACACCGTTGAGATAAGCCACTTCAATCGTATCGGAGCCTTTGGACGCAGCCAGGTAGAAGGTGGTCTGGCTGTTATCATCAAGACGAGGCTCTGCAATAACGGTCGCAAAATCTTTCACCGGGTTAATAATACCGGCGTTAATGTCAGCCCCCTTGACACTTGAGGAGCGAATGACCTGGTTAGCAACAGACTCCATCGCCGTCGGTACCAGTACGAACGCAGGACGAATATTCAGATGACGCTCCCCCTCTTTCTGAACACGCATCAACTGGCGGGCTTTATCCAGCGATGCCACGTCCATTGCAGCGCTCTCCAGTACGTTTGCATGTTTCGCTTTATCGAACAGACTTACATTATCTGTGGAGATTTTCGGGTTAGACGTCAGAATGGCATAAACCAGATCGGCAATAGTGGATTTCGCCGCACGGCCCAGTTTCATCGGGACATCGGTCAGCATATTCAGATCATCGTTGATAATGGCCTGACGGGTGATACTGAACAGTTCACCATAGGTCGCCAGTGCAATCGTGGCCTGTTTATCTCCGGTAGTAACGTATTGGTAATGACTCCAACTTACTGATAGTGTTTTATGTTCAGATAATGCCCGATGACCTTGTCATGCAGCTCCACCGATTTTGAGAACGACAGTGACTTCCGTCCCAGCCTTGCCAGATGTTGTCTCAGATTCAGATTATGTCGCTCAATGCGCTGAGTGTAACGCTTGCTGATAACGTGCAGCTTTCCCTTCAGGCGTGATTCATACAGCGGCCAGCCATCCGTCATCCATACCACGACCTCAAAGGCCGACAGCAGGCTCAGAAGACGCTCCAGTGTGGCCAGAGTGCCTTCACCGAAGACGTGCGCCACAACCGTCCTCCGTATCCTGTCATACGCGTAAAACAGCCAGCGCTGACGTGATTTAGCACCGACGTAGCCCCACTGTTCGTCCATTTCAGCGCAGACAATCACATCACTGCCCGGTTGTATGCGCGAGGTTACCGACTGCGGCCTGAGTTTTTTAAGTGACGTAAAACCGTGTTGAGGCCAACGCCCATAATGCGTGCACTGGCGCGACATCCGACGCCATTCATGGCCATATCAATGATTTTCTGGTGCGTACCGGGCTGAGAGGCGGTGTAGGTGAACTGTAGTTGCCATGTTTTACGGCAATGAGAGCAGAGATAGCGCTGATGTCCGGCAGTGCTTTTGCCGTTACGCACCACGCCTTCAGTAGCGGAGCAGGAAGGACATCTGATGGAAATGGAAGCCACGCAAGCACCTTAAAATCACCATCATACACTAAATCAGTAAGTTGGCAGCATTACCAGCTGTATTGAAGCATTCCATGAGGCTGAAACCAACCTGAATCACACTGTTTTCCGTCGTAATCAATGGGAGGTGCGCCCATGATTCGCCGCGTCGTTAATTCCCTGTATCACCGATACAACCGTTGCCCCCGAGTGGGGCAGTGGTTCACCACCAGCAACGGTCACGTTCTGCGGGTTTGCCTGGTCAATACAGAAAGCCAGAAGGTTGTCTGCCAGGTTCAGGGACGTACTCATACCCTGAGTTATCCGCTGGTGGCGTTTCAGTCCGGAAAAATGTTTAAACGCCTGGGAGATGGTTATGCGTCCGTCTGATCTTCTGCTCGATTTTGGGCATCCGGTTGCTTATTACCCTGGGCTCGTTAAATACATGGGAAGTCCGCACGCTGTTATTTTCTTTGGTCAGATTTTTTACTGGCAGGATAAAGCACATGCAGCGGAAGGCGTACATAAAACGCGTGAAGAGATACAACACGAAACCGGACTTACATTTGAACAACAGGCTGTAGCGCGTAAGCATCTTGTGTCCAGAGGCATTTTGGTTGAAACCAACAAGCGTCTTGAGCACAAAATGTTCTACCGTATAGATTGTGAGCGCCTTAATGAAATTATCAATGAAAACAATCAGTTTTCCCGAAATGGGGAAACCCGTTTTCGGGAAACTGTAAAACCCAATTTCGCGGAGGAGGGAAAGCCTTCACCGCGGACACGGGAAACCCCTCGCCGCGGAGAAGGGAAAACCAATTTCGATCTTACAGAGAATACAACAGAGATTACTTCAGAGAATACTACAGAGAGTTAAAACACTATTGGCGCATCCGCTGGCGCGTCTGCACCAGCGCGTTCTGCCCGACAGGAATATTCACCGGAATTTGAACAGGCCTGGCAGGAATATCCCAAACGTGCTGGTGGCAATTCCAAGTCAGCAGCCTTCAAAGCCTGGAAAGCCCGTATCAGGGAGGGAATAAAACCGGAGACCATGCTTGATGGCGTGAAGCGGTATGCTGCCTGGGTACGTGCCACAGGAAATACCGGCACACAGTTCGTGAAGCAGGCTGCGACGTTCTTTGGACCCGATCGTCACTTCGAAGACTTCTGGCAACAGCCAGCCGCTCCCGGAGGTGGGCGACAGCGACAGGTCGATGTCCTGGCTGGCCTGGGAGCCATGTCTGACAAATTCGGTAAATCCAGTGACAAACTGACATTCTGAGGTGACAGCGATGATGACGTTTAACCTGCGTGAACAACAAAAAAGACTACAGGCGCGAATGGATGAGTTACGGGCAGAGATTGCATTTGCTCAGAAGGGCGAAAAGCCATGGCCTTATCGTTCCTGCCTGATGCGTGAAGGTCGCGGATATTGCGAAAAACATGGCGAATATCACACGCATATACTGGTGTGGAGCGATCGTAATGGCGAGGACAGAGAAAAAATTTCATGCTGCCCTGACTGCTTAATCGCTGAGGCCAACGATTTGACCATGGAGCTGTCGTCCATCAAGGCGGAAGAGCTGACTGATAACGCCGGAATTGCCCTGCGTTTTCGGGACTGCGAGTTTGATAATTATCTGGAGGTTAATCCTGACGCAGCCAGAAATCTTGCGGCCTGTCGCCGCTATGCGGAGAACTGGCCAGATATGCTGGAGAACGGTACCAGTCTTGTTATGACCGGCAGTTGTGGTACCGGAAAAATCATCTGGCTGTGGCTATGGCAAAACACATCATCCGTAACTATCTGGCCAGTGTGGAGATCACCGACGTGATGCGCCTTACCCGTGCTGTGAAAAATTGCTGGCGGAATGACAGCGAAAAACAGCGGATGAAGTTATTGAGCGTTATGCGTCAATGGATTTGCTGATCATCGACGAAGTTGGCGTTCAGTTTGGCAGCGCGGCTGAAATGGCTATTTTGCAGGAAATTATCAACGCCAGGTACGAAAGTATCTTGCCCACCATTCTGATCAGTAACCTCTCACCGGAAGAGTTGTGGGCGTTCATCAGTCCCCGAATTGCCGACAGGATCACAGACGGGGGACGCAACTGGTTGTCGTTTAACTGGCCCAGTTACCGTTCTCGTATCAGAGGTGTGGCTGCATGACAACTCCAGTATGGCGTAACGATGACCTTGAAGGCGCTGTCATCGGCGCGTTCTTTCTGCGCGGAGCAGATCCTGAAGTGATGGATATTCTGGCCACACTGCCAGCGGACGTTTTTTCTGTACGAGCGTATCAGGATATCTATACAGGCATCTGCAGACAGGCCCGTGTTTCAGGAGTGATTGACCCCGTGCTGTTGTGTAATGAGATGCCGGAACTTGCCCCGGTGATTACTGATACCGGGCGTAAAACCTGGGTGAAGTCTTCACTGGAGCACTATGTTGCAGCGTTGCGGCGCAATGCCGCACTGCGCGATGCAGAAAAAACACTGAATGAGGCGCTGCAGAAATTACGTGATGCGCATACCTGTGAAGCAGCTGAAGATGCCCTGAAGGATGCGCAGAACATGATGGTCACACTGTCGACAGGAAAGGGCGTCATTCAGCCGGTACATATTGATGATGTGCTTCCGGAAGTGGTTGAGCGTGTTGAATGCCGGAATCAGGGGCTGGAGAAATCCAGGACGTTGATGACCGGTATTGATGAACTGGACGCAAAAACAGGCGGTATGGAGCCCGGAGACCTGGTATTCATTGCCGCCCGTCCTTCGATGGGGAAAACCGAACTTGCGCTGGACATCATCGACAAGGTGACTGAGCAGGGGCATGGTGTGCTTCTGTTCACCATGGAGATGGCGAACATCCAGATTGGTGAACGTATGGTGTCTGCGGCTGGAGGGATGCCAGTATCACGCCTGAAATCTGTGGCTCACTTTGAAGATGAAGACTGGGCGCGTTTCTCACAAGGGGTGGGGCGGATGACCGGGCGCAATATCTGGATGGTGGACCAAGCGAACCTGGCCATTGATGAGATATGCGTAACAACGAAACACCACCTGATTAAATATCCGGAAACGGCGCTGGTGGTGGTTGATTATCTCGGGCTGATAAAAACCCGAACCACGGGGCGTCATGACCTTGCCGTGGGTGAAATCTCAAAGGGGCTTAAAGGCCTGGCAAAATCCGGTGGTTTTCCGTTGATTGCGCTGAGCCAGCTCTCCCGCGGTGTGGAGTCCAGACCCAATAAACGTCCCATGAACTCAGACCTGAAAAATTCCGGAGAAATAGAGGCGGATGCAGACATCATTCTGATGCTTTACAGGGATGAAGTGTACAACCCGGATACGCAGGCCAGGGGCATCGCAGAAATCAATATCACGAAACAACGTAACGGTTCTCTGGGAACGATTTACCGGCGTTTTTATAACGGACATTTTCTGCCTGTGGACCAGGAAAGTGCACGGGTGCTTTCCACTCCCATGAAGCCCGGCAATCCGCGCAGATACAGTAATAAACGAACTGACAGCAGTAAGATGGAGCGTTTCTTTTGAACAACCAGACAATGACTTTTACCCCTGAACAATTGCGTAAACACGCGCAGGAAATGCTGCGTCATGCTGAACAACTCGAAAAAACGGGCATAACAAAAGACGCTATCCGTAAAGATATGGTACCCGCGCTTCGGGAACTGATGCAGGCGAAGCATCGCGCACAGAAAGCAGTAGATGAGCTGGTGGACTGTGTGGCAGAGCTGGAAACCAGAGTCGGAAAGTTTGAAAAACTGGTGCAGGAGGTGCTGCGCTGATGCGCCATGAGTTTATTTTACCTTATCCGCCGACGGTGAATACTTACTGGCGACGTCGTGACAACACATATTTTGTATCAAAAGCCGGTGAGCGTTATCGCCGGGATGTGGCGCTTATTGTCCGTCAGCAGCGACTGAAATTAAGCCTGTCCGGAAGACTGGCGATAAAGATTATTGCAGAGCCACCGGATAAGCGCCGTCGTGACCTGGACAATATCCTGAAAGCACCACTGGATGCACTGACACATGCGGGAGTGTTAATGGACGATGAGCAGTTTGATGAAATCAATATCGTTCGTGGTCAGCCAGTATCTGGTGGACGTCTGGGGGTGAAGATTTACCCCATAATGCATGAAGAGCAGGTCAAAAAATGAAACTGGAAGATTTACCGAAATACTACTCCCCAAAATCCCCTTGCCTGACCGATGCATCGGCCTCAACGTCAAAAGATGCGCTGAGTATCACTGATGTGATGGCCGCGCAGGGCATGACACAGAATCGGGCTGAGATGGGGTTTTCTGCGTTCCAGGGGAAAATGGGCATCAGTATGAATGACAGGGCGCGGGCAACAGAATTACTGGCAGATTATGCACTCAGTCGGTGCGATCGTGTGGCGGCGTTGAGAAAACTTCCGGCAGAAATAAAACCGGTAGTGATGCGCATTATGGCTTCGTACGCTTTTGAGGATTATGCCCGCAGCGCAGCGAGTAAAAAGCAGTGCCCTTGTTGCTATGGGGAAAAATTTATTGAAAGCGTAGTTTTTACAAACAAGGTCCAGTATCCGGATGGTAAGCCGCCGGTATGGGCAAAGTGTACGAAAGGTGTGTATCCGTCTTACTGGGAAGAATGGAAAAAAGTCAGAGAGGTGGTAAAAGTTGCCTGTCCGGAGTGTGGCGGAAAGGGTGAGGTTTCCACCGCCTGTAAGGATTGCCGTGGGCGTGGTGTCGCCATTCATCGTGAAGAGTCGGTAAAACGTGGTATGCCTGTTATCAGAGACTGCCAGCGTTGTGGTGGTCGTGGCTATGAAAGACTACCATCAACGGAGGCATTTAATGCTATATGCGAGGTGACAAACCAGATAACACGCGCGTCATGGGAAAAAACAGTTAAGAAATTCTATGATGCGCTGGTGACCCGGTTTGATATTGAAGAAGCATGGGCTGAGCGGCAGTTAAAAAAGGTAACTAGGTAACAAGGTTGATTTTTCCGGAATCTGTGGTAAATTCGTCATAACTATGGGCGTTTTATGCCTGACGTTAGAAGAGTTTCTACAACCCGCCGCCGAGCGGGTTTTTTATTGCGGAATTAATTACGGACCGTTATTATTCTGCTCCCGGCCCTTTAGCTCAGTGGTGAGAGCGAGCGACTCATAATCGCCAGGTCGCTGGTTCAAATCCAGCAAGGGCCACCATCACAAACCGCCATTAGCTTATCAGGAAGAGCAGACGACACGATAACAGGGTTGTTGGTGCGGGGGCGGGTCCCCGATGGCGGTCCATTATCGGTATTCAGCGTTGTTAGCTCAGCCGGACAGAGCAATTGCCTTCTAAGCAATCGGTCACTGGTTCGAATCCAGTACAGCGCGCCATATTCATTCTTCCAGATTCCTTCCGGCAGAGCCTTATACTGAAATATACCTGGCTCAGGATATTGTTGAAAATATTTTATGTTTGTCAAAAATAAAAGTTCTGTTAAGTATTGATTGGTAATGCTGCCAACTTACTGATTTAGTGTATGATGGTGATTTTAAGGTGCTTGCATGGCTTCCATTTCCATCAGATGTCCTTCCTGCTCCGCTACTGAAGGCGTGGTGCGTAACGGCAAAAGCACTGCCGGACATCAGCGCTATCTCTGCTCTCATTGCCGTAAAACATGGCAACTACAGTTCACTTACACCGCCTCTCAGCCCGGTACGCACCAGAAAATCATTGATATGGCCATGAATGGCGTCGGATGCCGCGCCAGTGCACGCATTATGGGCGTTGGCCTCAACACGGTTTTACGTCACTTAAAAAACTCAGGCCGCAGTCGGTAACCTCGCGCATACAACCGGGCAGTGATGTGATTGTCTGCGCTGAAATGGACGAACAGTGGGGCTACGTCGGTGCTAAATCACGTCAGCGCTGGCTGTTTTACGCGTATGACAGGATACGGAGGACGGTTGTGGCGCACGTCTTCGGTGAACGCACTCTGGCCACACTGGAGCGTCTTCTGAGCCTGCTGTCGGCCTTTGAGGTCGTGGTATGGATGACGGATGGCTGGCCGCTGTATGAATCACGCCTGAAGGGAAAGCTGCACGTTATCAGCAAGCGTTACACTCAGCGCATTGAGCGACATAATCTGAATCTGAGACAACATCTGGCAAGGCTGGGACGGAAGTCACTGTCGTTCTCAAAATCGGTGGAGCTGCATGACAAGGTCATCGGGCATTATCTGAACATAAAACACTATCAGTAAGTTGGAGTCATTACCGTATTGATTGAGTGTTTGTTATACGGTCTAATGGTTTTTTCAGCATTAAATATTTATCATTCATATGGTGTGGGTAGAGTGAATATTGATGAGGCGTCGGGGTGTTTCATCCTTAGGCAGCGTATTGATATAGTCAATGCAGCACGAGCAAAGGCCTTCAGCCGTTTGACAGTTTTGTTCTGTACTCCTGATCGTCTTTCGGGAAGAGACGTTATTATTCTGAATAGTGATGCTATACAGAGGGTTTGCGATGAGTTCATGGTTGCTAATTCAGAATTATTTGCTCTTGTTCAGGAGTACAACAGAATAGCCAGGACCTGTGGTATGGATGAACTTCGGATTACTCATCTGGGGTAGATACATATCTGGATTATCACCTGTTACGGTAAAAAGTGATTGCTTACTGTTTTTGTGAATGGCATTGCAGCAGCCGGATAATGTCAGTGCTGGCTGACGGTGTGCTGGTGGCGGGTGTGGTAGTTGTTGCTTTCCCGTTGCTGAAAAAGAAAACGCCAGACTGTTAGCCGGGTATCAGTTAGCGGGAGAAATTTTTAAATACTTCACAATTCAGGCGGTTGACTGTTGTCTGGTTTGCGGGGAGTTTGTTAAAAGAAACTGGCATGGTGAATCCCCCTGTGCGGAGGGGCAATCAGCGAGTAGGTATATGGGATAATCGCGGATTCAGGTGCTGGTACTGAATTCACCGGGAGGCACCCGGCACCATGCAATGGCACATAGCGCCACTCTCCAGCCCCTCTCCGGAGGGGCTGTTTATATTGATTTTGTCAGATGTGAGTAAACTCCTTATGGACTTTGTTGTTTTAGTCCATAAGGACATATTTGCAGAGTGCAACGGTTATTAAAGCATTCATTCAATACGTTATCTGTATTTGTAGGGCATTCCTGGCTGTTTTTGATTAAATTCCAGAATGTTTTATTGAATGGTACTACGTTATAAATGGTTACAGGTAGCACTTTGTTATTGAGCATGATGCCTGTGTGAGTCAGTGTAAATATACTTTCAGGAGGTAAGAAAGCATCCGATTGATACCAGATTATTAATTTTATTTTACTCCATATGACTGAAAAAGATATTCCGCATGATGGCTGGATAACTGTATCAATCACAATCCACTTCATTTAGTTTCCTTATTTATGCCTTGCTGGTGATGTTCTGAAAAGTATAAATGATATTTTTGAATGTAAACCATAGAGCAGAATTATTTTTCTGATGTTGTTTATTGTTTATTTAAATGCAGGGTGGTTTATATCTCGTCTTGTAGTTTATCCATGCATATCTGCTTGATAATCAGGTTTTTATTTAAGGTATGGTTTTGTGTTTTTTCTGTATTACATGTCAGGTATTTTAAAGAATTATTTTTCAGATGGTGGAAAGAACCATGGCATTTAAACACTATGATGTTGTCAGGGCGGCGCCGCCGTCAGATCTTGCGGAAAAGCTGACACATAAACTGAAAGAGGGCTGGCAGCCGTTTGGTAGTCCGGTGGCCATAACCCCTTATACCCTGATACAGGCGATTGCAGCAGAAGGTGATGTGGTGGTCAGTGGTGCAACTGAGCCGGAGTGATACTACGTCATCGTACTGGCCCGGCATTCCAGGCCATAAAAGACAGTCTGGCAGTGGGACTAAATGCACTGACGCTGACGGATATTACCAAAAATGCAACGTATGGCGTTGAGATAGAAAGTCTGGTGCTGGAGATAAATGCACCGGCATGAGGTGTACTGGCAATAGCGGACACTACCATTTGTTCTTTTTTTAAGCAGCCATCTAATGATATTTTTCCCTGAAGGCTGCCGGGGAGATATTCCCCAGACGAGAGTGACGACGCTGACGATTGTAGAAAATCTCAATGTATTCCCGTATTACTGAGATGGCTTCATCCCGGTTATTAAAACGATAGTGGCTCAGGCTCTCATTTTTCAGCGTTCCCCAGAAGCTTTCCATCGGAGCGTTGTCGTAACAGTTACCTTTACGCGACATTGATGTTTTCAGACCAGACTGCTCCTGTATGACCCGGTAATCGTATGCGCAGTACTGTGAACCTCGATCAGAGTGGTGGATTAGCCCGGCAGGTGGGCGCTGGCTCCTGAGCGCCATAAACAGGGCTTTACCTGTCAGCTCTTTTGTCATGCGCTCTCCCATGGCGTAGCCGACAATTTCGCACGTATAAACATCTTTGATGCCAGCGAGGTACAACCATCCCTCCTGTGTGGCAACATACGTCAGGTCCGCCACCCAGACCTGATTTGGTGCTGTAGGAGCGAACGTCTGGTTCAGCAGATTTGGCGCAACTGGCAGATTGTGGTTCGGGTTCGTAGTCGCTCTGAACTTGCGTTTCTGCTTACAGCGTAGCCTTAGCTCCTTACGAAGACGTGCCAGTCGGTCACGACCAACGATGATGCCATTCTCTGCCAGCTCCGTCTGGAGCCGCCGGGTTCCATATGTTTCGCGAGTGCGGATATGTGCCACCTTAATCTCCAGTTTTAGCCGCTCATCACTTTGTTTTCTGTCTGAGGGTTCATGCTGTACCCAGTTGTAATAACCGCTCCTGGATACACCAAATACCTGACACATCGCTTCAATGGGAAATTGTTGTCGCCATTGTTCGATTAACGCGTATTTTTCAGCGACTCCTGTGCAAAATACGCTGTTGCTTTTTTTAATATATCTCGCTCAAGGCGAGCTTCATTTAACGCCTTACGCAGTTGCAGAATTTCAGATTCCAGTTCAGCCACCGTGCGGGAACCAGGAGTACCGAGCCCTTTTCTGGCGGCGGTAACCCATTGTCCTAAAGTGCCTTCAGGAAGGGATAATCGGGAAGCGCCTTCACTGATCGAAAGTTGATTTTCAAGAACCGTTCTGACAGCTTCGGCTTTGAACTCTTTAGAGTAACGTTGGTTTTTTCTGCTCATTATTAGCTCCTTCTGATGCCATTCTATTTCAGGAAGGAGTGTCCGTTAAACTCAGGCTACCTCAGCATGCTGGTCACTTGCCGCAGGAGCTAATCCTAGTTTTATCGCAAGCCAGATGGGCCACACAAACGCACAAATGGTATTCAATGTTTACGGAGCATGGATGAAAGACAACAATCACGAACAGATAGAACTTCTTAACAGAAGACTATCTGAAAGTGTCCCATGCATGCCCCATAAGAAAGCGGGGTAAAATAAAAACTTGCAAAATCAATTGGTTTACCTTTAATCCCTGTCACGTTACGCGCGTGGCAGAGGCGTTACGGGTTGCTGAAACCGCAACGGACAGACGGCGGTCATCGACTGTTCAACGATGCCGATATTGACCGGATCCGCGAGATCAAACGCTGGATCGACAACGGCGTGCAGGTCAGCAAAGTTAAAATGCTGCTCAGTAATGAAAATGTTGATGTGCAGAACGGCTGGCGCGATCAGCAAGAAACATTACTGACCTACCTGCAAAGCGGCAATCTGCATAGCCTGCGAACGTGGATCAAAGAGCGCGGTCAGGATTACCCCGCCCAGACACTCACCACACATCTGTTTATTCCTCTGCGCCGACGGCTTCAGTGCCAACAACCGACTCTCCAGGCGCTGCTGGCGATCCTCGACGGCGTACTGATCAACTACATCGCCATTTGTCTGGCTTCGGCACGTAGAAAACAGGGTAAAGATGCGCTGGTGGTTGGCTGGAATATTCAGGATACCACCCGTCTGTGGCTGGAGGGCTGGATTGCCAGTCAACAAGGATGGCGCATTGATGTCCTCGCCCACTCGGCTCAATCAACTACGCCCTGAACTATTCGAAGGCCGTACATTGCTGGTGTGGCGCGGTGAAAATCGAACCTCCGCCCAACAGCAGCAACTCACCAGTTGGCAAGAACAAGGCCATGATATTTTCCCACTCGGCATTTAA